CTTTTGAGCCCGCCGTCAGGACCTTTTCAATGGTCCCGGACGGGTCGCTCTGCATGCCCTGGGTCAGTTGGTTGACGTCGAGCTGCAACGCCTCAAACGCCCCGGCTTTCGCCGCGCCGCCTTCGGTCAACGACTGCATGAAGCGCTTCATGCCGCTGGCGGCCACATCGGCCGGCACATCGACGCTGGCCAAGGTGGCGCCCATCGCCGCCAGCTGCCCGGACGCCAGACCCGCAACCGGCCCGAGCGGGCCCATTGCGGTGACCATGGTGGCGATTTTCTTTTCCAGATTGTTGCCGCCGAGCACGTTGATCTTCTCGGACAGCGCCGCGACTTGCGGTTGAGTCATCTGGAACGAAGATCGCCACGAGGCCATCATGTCGCCCGACTCGGCCGCGGTCTGATCGAAGGCGACCCCCATTTTCACGGCATCGCTGGCAAACCCGGTCAGTTCTTCGCGCGGTACATTGGCCTTGGCACCGGCGGCAACAATCGCCGCGATGCCATTGGCGCTTTCCGGCAGCCGTTCGCTGAGGTCCAGAATATCGGACCCCATCTGTTGGAACTGCTGCGGTGTTTCAAAGGTAACTGACCGTTTCACGCCGGCCATGCTTGTCTCGAAACCGATCGCTGCCTTTACCCCGGCAATCAAAGGCCCCGCCAAAGCGTTGTCCGTGACTGCCTTGCCAACCTCTATGGTCCCAAGACTGGTCTCGAGGCCTTTGACGTTGTTGCGGATAGTTGCCAGCGTTGGAGACAGCTGGTCGACGCCGGTAATCAGCGTTCTGATAGTGTCTGCCATCACTCCCCCTGCAGGATCTGGTTAATGCGTTGCGCCTGCAAGATCGACTCGGTGATGACGTCCAGCTCCCTGGACATCATCAGTTCGGGATCGGTCTTCCAGAAGTACGCGAGGTCGTAAACGACGGCGATCAGTCCTTCAAGGTTGCTGATGCCGCTGCCATGAAAAAACTCGCAACCTTCCAGCTCAACGTATTGATGTCGCACAGATCCATCTGATTGACCGACGAGGGCGGGATCCCGGCGCAGACGGCGATGTACTTCGCCGCCACGTCCAGGTCCAGCGACACGTCTTCGTTCTTGTCGATCTTGTACGGCAGGGCCTTGATGGCTCGCGCTTCCTGCGCCGTAGGACGTCGAAACGTCACCTGCGAAAGGGTTTCCCCGTGTGCTTCGATCGGGCTGGCAAGGTCGATGACTTCACTCATTGCCAGCTCCCCTGACTGCCTTCGAATTTCAGATCGATGGCGCCGTCATCCGCCTTGCTGGACGGTTCTTCAACCAGGTAAGCGCCGGACAGCACGTAGATCTTGCCGTTGCTGAATTCACAGGTGATGGTCATGTCCACACCGGTGGTGAGCAGCTTGATCGGCAAATCCGCGGTGTGCAGTGCCTGAAACTTCAACCAGGCCGCCTTGTCGACTTCCTTGTAGTAGCCCGGTACGACCGTATCGCGCTTGACGTTCGTCAGAGGGGCTTCGCCGCCGCCAATGATGGTCAATTGGGTGCCATCCACTTTGATGTAGCAGGTACCCGCAACTTTCTGACCCATGTTGTTTATCTCCAGAATGAAAAAACCCGCACGCGGCGGGCTTGAAAAGGGTGGGTGAGGCTTATGCCGCTTCGTCGTACTGCAAGCGGAACTGGTTGAGCAGCGCGAACACGCGCAGGCCGTTGATGTAATCAGGCGGGAACATCACGTTCACGCGGCTTGGATCATTGCCGTCACGCTCGACAATCAGGTGCTGGGCGAACACTTCGGCGTTCTCCACATGGCCTTCTTCTTCAAGACGGGCGTACTGCGCAATCAACTCGCCACGAATGGTGCTGGGCGTGATGATCGGCTGACCCGCACCAAAGCGCGTACCATCGCTGGCCAGCTTGTGACGACCGTATTTGCTGGTGATGATGCCTTGCAGACGACGAATGATGAACGCCGACTGGTGCATGGTTTCGCTGTCCAGGTACGAGTTATCAGCCTGGCCGTAGGCGTTCTTCTGATAGGTAGTGATCGAGCGTTGAATACGCACGTAACCGCCTTCGTAGTACGCCGTCGCGATGCCATAACGCAGCAGTGACTCACGTTCGGTCAGGGTGAAACGCTGGCTGGCGGGTGCCGGGTCCAGGCCGGGCATGGTGCCGCTCTGGGTCGGACGGCTGGCGTCGGCCGAAATGAACACTGCGGTGCGCGCAGCCAGGGCAGCGGCCTGTAGCCAGACCGGTTGCGGAACGCCGGTTTCAACGCCTTGAATGGTGATGTGCTGATCGTTGCGCAGTTGGCCAGCAGCCACCAGCGTACCGACCGTACCGCGCTTGGCGCTGTACACATGGCCATACAATTGACGCGCCCAGCTCCAGCGACCGGTGCTGTCGTCCATCGCCGCTTTCCAGGCATCCAGGGTGCTGGTGTCAGTCCACGGCATGCACAGAAACTCGAACGGTTCGTCGCCCAGCGCAGCCAGCGCCTTGAGCTGATCAGGCGTACCCACGCCACCGGTCATGGCAGTCACCGCGGCAGTCAGGCCGGCTGGAATGACCTCACCGTTGGTTTTGCCCAGACGGTTGAATTCCAGATGAATGTCGTTGCCGCTTGCCCCGCTCCATTTGCAGGAAAGGGTCAGCACGCCGGCCTCGACAACGGCCTTGATCGGCAGATCGGGTGTGGCATTGATCTTCACCGACAGCGCAGTCGCGGCTTGCGCAGCCGTTGCGCCGTTAACGACAGTCGCCTGCACCCGTGCACCACCGACATACAGATTCAGCAAGCCCGCTTCGGTCGCCGCCCCCGTCAGGGTAACGGTTGCACCGGCCTTGACACCTTCCGTGTTGAGCAGCGGCAGGCACCAGACTTCACCGGTCGGATCAGCCTTGCGCCAGGTTTCGTACATGGCCGCCAGCATGGAACCCTGACCGCCGATGTTTTTTGCCAGCGCCACGCTGGGCACCAGCACCAGGGAGCCGAGTTCAGGTCCGGACACGTCGTCGTTGACCTGAGCAACGATCAGACGACGCATGCTCGCCGAAGCGCTGTTGGCCGCCGTGTTGTCCATCTCCGCATAAAACAGCGGCACGCGGACGTCGGATGGAATGTTGTTAAAACTGATAGCCATTATTGGGCTTCCTCTTGGTTAGGCTGTGAAGGCCTGATAGGTGGTAGGGGTTTGCTCGGTCTGAATGGTGATGTCGCCGTCGTTCTGACGACGCTGCCACCAGGCATTGAATGTCACCTGCCGACCTTCGACGGGCAGCAAATCGCCCGCCTCCGGATCCGGCACAGCGCGGCCTTCGGCCGGTACTACAGTGATGCGTTGGGTCATGGTGTTACCTCTGCGGTGAACTTCGCTTCGATACGGCCATCAGGGCCGGGGGATTTCAGGTTCGGGTCTGCGGGATCGACGCAGTCCATCTCGAGGGTCGCGCCGGTAAAGCCCGGCAAACCATCCAGATACGCTTCGTGCCAGGTTTCGGCGGGCTGATCCGAGGTGCTGCGGCCCAGCTGAAACTGCGCGGCAAAACCGAAGCGATACGTCACACGTGCGCCGCTGATCTGCACCAGCGCACCGCCCGTGTATTGCATCGCGTCGTAATCGCGGTCAGCGTTCCAGCCCACCAGCGCGCGCCACAACTCGGCGCGAACGGCGTGCAACTGATCGCTGGCCTGCTGTCCGCGCTTGTCGTCACCGTCAAGCACCACCACGATGTCGATCTGGTCGGTGATGTTCTGGCGAATGACGTTTTGCAGGTCATTGGCCGTGGCCACATCACCCGTAGCGATGACATAGGCCGAGGGGTGCGCAAGTTGATCGCCAAGAGCAACCGCAGCCCAGTCGATGCCAGCGCTGATGCGACCGGCAAAGGTCGGGCAGGTCGCCTGCAAATGGGCAACTATCGGGGTTATCTTCATAAGGGGTTCCGCGTGTAGTAGAGGGTGATCCGGCGTGAGAAATGCCTACTGATTTGCCTTGCCCAGCGCTTCATCGGCCTTGTCCGCAGCGCGGTTGGCAGCATGCGCAGCCTGACTGGCGATAGACGCCGCCGTCTCGACCTTGTCCGCCGCCTGGGTGGTGGTTTCGGCCAGCCTGTCCAGGCGACGATCGCGCTTGCCCAAGGCTGCATCGTAGGCATCACGAACCTCGGCCAACTGCCGGGTGTGCTCGGCACTGGCCGACCATTGCCCGGCCTGAAAACCGAGCATCAGGCACCCGGCAATCAACAACACGGCGATCAGCCAGATCTCCAGCCGCCGCCACCAGTGGCGAGCGATAAAATCAATTGCGCATCTGTGCATCATTGGCACCTCCGAGCTTGGAACGGAGCCGGGCAATTTCGGCACTCTGCGTGGTGACCTTGTCGGTGAGCTGAACGATGTGGCTGGTAAGGGCTTCAATCTTGCCTTCCATCCGGCCAACCGCAGCGGCGAGTTCGTTGCGCTCCCTGGCGAACTGATCGGACCGCGCTTCAGCCTCCTTGCGAGCCTGCCGCTCGGAGTCGAGCAGTTCATTGAGGCGGCGAACCGTACCGATATCAGCGTTATCCATCGCCCGGTCAGTGGCATCCCTTGAAAGAAACTTGCGCAGCCACAAAAAGCCGCCAAGCAGAATGGTGCCCGTTCCGCCCAGCCAGGTAGCTGTGCCTGGGCCTAGGTCGGTTGGGTCCATTGGTACTCCAGATACGAAAAAGCCCCGGCAGATGCCGAGGCCTGAGATAGCCGTGCGTGTCATATCAGTGTTCAACCGCACGGAAAGCAGGAACTTGAGCTCGAGAAAAAGAGCGCCTGAAATCAGACGCTAGCCCAAATTTTTCCTTTTTGAAAACAAGGAATAAGCGCCGAGGATCGATATCAGTGATAACAAGCAGGCGAAGATTCCAGTCAATGAATCCAAAGCGTAACCAGCGCTTACCAACGTGGCGAGACAGGTCGAGAGCAGCATAGGCGCGAAAAGAACGAGTCGAATCACCCTCCCCATTCTGCCGACACTGGAGGTGAAGCACTCTAATAATCTTCCGGCCGCAGCCAGGAGAAAAGAGAGGGCTCCAAATCCAACAAGCACAACGAAGTAAATAGCCACCGGTGGCAGCCCATAGGTATCAGAAGGCTGTAGCGGATTTTCACTGCCCCCCCTGATTGATAAGCTTAAAACACCTAGAGCGACTGGAAATGATAAAAAAACAAAATTCCTGCGTAACGCAGCCATTGTCAATCCTTATGGAAAGAGGTTCGAACGAGTAGAAAAACAGTACACGCCTGCCTGTCTTTTTTACAGATAAGTCAACGCTGGCTACGCCACTGCTCAGGCGCTACCTGTCATGCCTTTGACCTAGTTGCCACTAACCGTAACCGGCAACGAACCGGGAATTTCGATCGAGTACGAGGTAAATGGAACGGCACTCAACAACGAAGTAAGATTTTCACCCAGCCATCCGCGATGATTGGACGGATTGGCATCGTAGACATCATTGAAGGCGCGAATCTCGCCCGAGAATGTCCATGCTCCACTCGCGTTTTTATCGATAGTTCCCACCAGCCTGAGTGTAATGTTCCCCAGCGTCAGCCAAGATGCGTTGGAATCCTTACCGACATCATAGGCGAAGTTGACATCAAGCGAACTGGTGCCAACTGGGCGTGCGCTCTGAATAACATTCATTACATCAGGGATACCACGGATATCGACGTTAAGCCCAACATTCTGAATAGGGAACGTAAGGGGTGCGCCCAAACCAAACATGCCATGAGCCAGCGCATGAAATGGTGTCATAAGGCCGCCAGACAATACATGGTTGCCTGGCGGATACTTGATGATATTTTCGTTGATCTGCTGGCTTCTGCCGATGTCAGTTGCGATTTCGTTGTAAGCCGTTCGAAGATCACGCCCTTCAGCCTCACGCTGATCCGCCGCTGCGAAGGTCTTCAAGGCAACCTTGGATTGAATCCCGAAGCTGTCACGCCTCGCTTGATCCTGAAACGTGGCAAGACAGTTCGGGCTGCAATACAAATCACCCTGAAGAAGCAGCACAGTCGCTACAGGATTCTGCATACCTCGCGGAAAGCTTTGACCAGAACTAAGGTCTTGACCACGATAGGTACCATTACCTCCTGCGCTAATTTCAGGATAAGGGGTGATGTATGTCGGAGGAAGCTCAATAGGCATTGATTTTACCTGTTAATAAGTTGATGTTCGCGAAGGATTCGGCTTTTCTATATAGATCAAAGGCGATGACTCATGGCTCACGGCCTTCACATGGCTCAGCGTTCCACATAGGGAACGCTTGATGTAGTTCGGTAGGATCACCCATACGGGCTTGCAGTTTCCAGCACTGGCCGCATCGAAAGTCTTTCAACATGTGCCCAAGGCCTCCGTGTGCCTGGCCTAATGAAAAACCCCGCCGAAGCGGGGTTTGGGGTGGGTTGCGTTTGACCGGTTGGCGCTGCTGAACAGCCTGTGTCCGGCTGCAGCCCTGAGGCGCAAATCGCATATCGTGGGACCTTTTTACCCCCCTCCGGAAAGCCTGGGAAGGGGCAGTTTCGGGGCGGGTCGAGTTTGACCGGAGTTCAACACGAGTTCGACCACA